CAAAGGTGCTAACAGCGACGCTAGAAATAGTCGCCTTCACTCTCATCATGCCCATCGGTATCAAATGAGCGCCCCAGTCCGGTGGCGCGCGACCAACATCGCCCAGCCCTTCATATCCGGCGGTGATGGATCGTCGCCGCGATACGAATAAAAATAACCCACACGAAGTAAAAGCGCCTGCTTTATTTCTGCGTTAAATGCAGAAGCAAGCAAATAAGTAAAGGAAAGAGGGTACGTATACTGCACATTCGAAGTTAACGAAGTACCAATTGGGTACGCAGATGCATTATCAAGCGATAGCCAATCTTCTGTAGGTGTTATTGGCGATAGTGGAGTCGCATCGCAAATAATTACAGGCTGCTGACCTGTCTCTACTGGATTAAAGTAGGGACGAAATACGCCATCGTCTGGCGCCTGCAAATAACGCTGGGCAGGGTTTGCGGTGATGAAACCCTGCCCAATGTATTGGTGTGTGACTTCCTCCCACTCAATACAAACAGCTTGAACCAATGATGCGATATAAGAATCATCTTCGGTGTGGTAAACCCGAAGATGACTCTTTGCATCTGCTGTAGTAATGAGTGATGGCATAGATCACGTGACTTTCAAAGCAACCATTGCATTTCGATCCATGATCTTTCCAGAGCTTCGCGTGCTGGAGAGGAATTGAACCTGTCCGTTAGCAGCAAGGATGTAAGGATTTGCAAGGAATGGAACGCTGTTCACTTCGACAATTCGATATCCCTTTTGAATATCGCCGAATACGCCGTATGAAACGGTTGTTGCTGCTGCCTGTGGCAAGTTTGCCGAAATGTAAACTGGGAAGCCCATGAATGACATTCCAGCGCCGTCGCGAGCTACTGAGTAGTTGGCACCTTGTCCGAAGGTTGGGACACTGGTAGAAGCCTGTGCAATGATTCCCGCCCATGTTGAGACTGGCAAGAGCCAGGACGAATTAGCAAGGTAGGTAGGCAACAAACCCGAAGCGTAAACGGTGCTAGTAGCTTCTGCGAGTGTGATGTTTGTTCCTGATGCGGTTGACTTGCTGTTCACATTTCCAACAGAAGCGGTTCCGTCATAGATCGGCTGTGCAAATGCGTTGTACGTGATGTTGGAATAGCTGAGGTCGCGATTCGTTGCGTGAAGTTCGGCGTGTTCGCGAATCGTTTCGCTTGCAACGTCATAGACCATATCGGTGAGCGCTTCGTTTGAAACCGAAGTGAAAAAGCCCATTTTTGTTGGAGTAAACGTAACCTTTTCAGCAGATACATCTTTAGAAACGTATGCGCCTGCTTCAGCGACTACAGCCGTAGCGACTGCAAATTGTGCAGCTTGACGGTAGAAAATAAGCGGTGCGCCGCTGTCTGTAGTAATGACTGTTGAAAGTTTGCGAACGACGCTCATACGATCCATCATTTGAGTGAAGAGAGGACTAGCAATTGAGGTAGTGCCGCCAAAATCAGAAACGGCAGAAGATCGCATTTCAAATTCATTGTTCTCGCGGAAGCCGCCACGAATCCAGTCGCGGAATTCTGTTTTGTGCGAAGCAGCTGGCCGCCCAGTCTCAAGATTTGAAGTGACGCCGCCGCCGTCGAGTCGATCACGCAGACCTACGCGACGGATTTCGCTGTCCATGTGGTCGAGTTCGTCAAGCATTGCCGCCGCGCGACTTTCATTTGTTGCGTCGAGTTTGGTAGTTCCGTTTGTCAGCAAGTCGATTTCGCCGCTGAGTGCCTTACGCTTTTCGTACATTTCAGATAGTTTCATAATTTTCTCCAATTTTTGATGCGTAGCGCTGTGCGCTGGGTGATGAATGAATGAGAACGAGAGAGCGCGCGCGCATCTGCATTGGTTTGCGGATACGCAGCGCGCTCAACGAGTGAAATTTCAGCTAGGTCAACGTCGAGAAGTGTGCGTAGATCGCCGTCGAATTTGTCTTCTCTGACCGTGAAGCCGAACGACATTTGACGAACAATGCCAGCGCGAAGCAGCGTCATAGCGTCGCGCGCTAGTGTGGTATCTGGCAGCAGCGCTTCAAAGATCAAGCCCTCTTCATCTGTTCGCATATTGAGCGAACCAGAGAGAGTCGAAGCGAGTGGCTCGCTGTTGTCATGCTGCCAATACAACGAGATATCTGGATCATTCAGCGAGTTATTAAAAGCAGCAGGGTCGATCTGCTCGCGCATTTGGCGGCCGCGAATCATCAGCGGCAGCGACGGCACGTTGAAACGCGCTGCATAGCCGCCGACTTTCATGCTGTCTTTGTCGCCTGGCTCTAATGCAATATCAACGGTGCGATATTCAATCATTCGATATCTCCTGTTGGTTTGGTCGAGTCTGGCGCTGTGGACGGGGCAGCTGCTGGGGTGAGCTGTTGCTCGCCGCCATCGACATACGCCAGACCCAACATCTCTCGCGCGTCATTCAGCGTCAACGCGCCTGTAGTCGCTAGATCCTTTAGCGATGCTGCGATGTCGCGCATATTGCCGCGCATCAAGTCGCCTACTTCAAATTTGAGTTTGACGCCTTGCGGTAGAATTTTCGAGCTGAGCGAAGTAGCGAAACGGTCAGCCCATCCGGCTACAGTCCCCTCGACATACTGACGCTGCATTTCAATCTGTGAGCTGAGCGCGCCGGCATCGGACTGGTACAGCATCTGCGGCGGTATTCCAAGCGCGCGCGAAATTTCCATGATTTGAAATTTTCGATCTTCAAGTAAACCAGGCAGCGCACCGTCGCCCACACGCTCTACGCGTACGCCCTCATCTAGGACTAGCGGACGTGTCGCGCCCTCTGGCGTGATGTGTTTTGAGATATACCCGCTGATTAAATCGAGCTTCGCAGTTGTCGAGAGCGTGCCGGGATGTGTTATTGAGATCTTTCCAACGCGTCCAGACTCAGCAAGTGATGTCGCTACTCGCTCTTGCAGGATCGACAGCGACAAAGCAGACGCACAGCGCACTAGTGGACTCACGCAGGAATACGGATTCTGCATCGAGCCAGTCCCAGCCATAAGCTGAACTATGTTGTATGGGTCGATCTGTTGCCCATCCATCAAGAAACGAGGTTCAAATCCGAACCAGACAACGGCAATACGTCCAGGCAACAGCGGCCATAGTGCGATAGCGTCGCCGCGATTATCTCGCTGAATAAACGAATAGCCGCATCCGTTTGTAATTGCAGACGCCACCATCCAAGCGCGCCAAGCGTGTCCGCTCTGGTATGTATTCGCTTCGCCAGTAAGCAGGGTGCTAGCAGGGCATTCGACATAACTGCCATCGGAGCGACAGCACTCGATACCCATTCTGCCGATGTCAGTACCTAGCAAATTGATCGCCCGAAGTACGGCAGGAATGTTATTTCTAGCGTCTGTAGTCGCTGAGAAAGTGCCGCCGATATCCGTCAAATATGACGACGTAGCGGTATTGTTTCCGAACCATCCTGTCAGGCGGCTGAATACACTCACGCCCGCAAACTATTACCCCTCAAAACTTGTCAAGTAAATTGCGAAAATTTATTTAACTATTGAATATCCAATAGTGGTAGATCAAATTACTACGCCGCCGGGCGTCTCATAGGACGAAACGCGCGCTACGTTAAACCGCTCGCAAAGCATCGCAGCCATGCAGGACGCTATAACGGCGTCGATATTCCCAGAGCTTCGCCCCTTAACTGGTCGAACGTTTCCAGCGTTATCTTGAATAGTTCTAGTTGCGCCTAGGCACGCCCGCAGTACTGGATCCTTCTGATGCGTAATACTTCGCCCGCGTATACCGTCCGTCCAGAGCGCCCAAGCCGGCCCCATAGTGCGGATACCTTGCTCGACGGCCGTTACGGTTATTCCACGCCGCCGCCAGTCAATTAGCGCCGATTCTTGGTGCGCTAGGGGATCTACGCCAACATGACGTACCGAATATGTAGCGCTGAGGTCGAGTACCGCCGCTTCGATAACGTGCATATCGTGGATTTCGCCAGACATCTGCCGTAGATGTCCCTCGGCTACCCATTGCCTAAGCGGCTGATGACAGCGCTTTTCGTCGCCAACAATGTCCTGTCCTGCCCACCAATGAATCAGTTTATATCTATACCGCTCTGCCTTTACGTCAAATACCGCTAGACAGAGGCTAGATAGGTTCGCATGGTCGCCCAGCTGCGCGCCGCGTGCTAGATCAATCGCTATAACGGCAGGGGCGCCACGCAGAGAGTCCCAGTCAATTACTTCGAGCATCTGCCTGTCCAATATCGAAAGATCCATAGCGCCGCTTAGACGGTCATTGTGGCGCGCGAGAATCTGCATGTCACATTCGGCTACTTGCTCTGGATCATGCGTACCCATCATCGCCTCGATAGACGCCTTCATGTTCGAGGGCTGCACAGTCACGCCTAGCGATGGCTGCGCCTTTATCCAGTTGTCTTCGTCGAGTGCATCATCTTCAGA